TGAAAGTCCGTGTATCCGGCTTGTAGGGTGCCTAGAAAGGCTGCTGCCTTAACTCTCGCCTCGTATTCTTCCTGACCTTCTAAATCTGAAGCATTTACCTCTGTTAAGTTACAAAACTGATACGGTCTGAGAGCAATCTCGCAACAAGGGTTTGTGCCCCAGTCTTTGTCGTTGGAAAGGTAAATTCCCGGTTCGCCTGAGCCCGACTTCTTAATACGCTCCCAAAGCTTCATAAAGTATTCTTTATCAACCTTATGACGTAGAATTACTGCGGAGTTGTTTGCTCGTCCTCTTTGTGGATTGGCTTCCCACCAACTGCCTGTCTTACAGGCGATCATTTCATCATCGTCTGCCGAAAACAAAGAGATCAGTGCTGCTCTACGAATGCCACCAGCTAAAACTGCATCAGCGATGTAACAAATCATGTCATGAACCTCAATTGGTTCTAATTTATCACCATCTTCTTTTTCTCTCAACACCCCCTCAACTTTTACCAAACACTCACGAAGAGGTTGTGGTCCCGGTGCCTTACCGCCAGTAGTTACAAGTCTTGCACCTTTTGGTCTAATATCGCTAAAATCAAATCGTAGTCTGGAGGTTCCCTTGAAATAGGAGTGAATAAGAGCTTTTACTGCATCTGCCCAACCTTCGATTGAATCAGAGATTAGGAAGCGCCGTGTTCTTTTAGTGTTCGGTTTTCTAATTTCTGGTAGTTTTTCAACGTGGTGTTGTTGAACGGAGAACCCAACACCAGTTCCACCCAGCAATAAAAACATACATTCAGAAAAAGCATCAGCGTGATCAATCGGCATGTAAGCACAATTATATACACGGTTTGGGGCAACTTCAATTGGTTTGCCAGCGAATTGCATTGAACGCATAGAAGGTAAAACCTTCTTTGGTATGACATAGTTGTCATATACTTCTTTAATTTCTTTCTTTAACTCTGGGTATTTTTTAATATGCATGTTCATATTGCGAGTGCAAAGTTCTACCCAATTTTCTCTACGTTCCTTTTCAGGATTGTACTTTGCGTACTTCATGTGTACGGTGATATCTGATAAAATTTCTGATGCTATTTCCATTATTTGTCTCCTTTCATTTCTTGTTGCAATTCTTTATATTTTTCTCTTAACATATCTTTTTGTTCTTTCGCAGCATTTTTACTAACAGCCGCTGGATCGACTGAATTCTTTTCTACTCTAATTTTTACATTGCTTGTATCCATGTGAACCGGATAAATCAAGCCATCGGGACCGAATCGGTTTTTAGCCACAAAGAACCTGCCAGTGTTATTATTTTTATCCTCGGTAGTTCGGGATAGAGTAAATATGAAGTCGGCAACAAAACATTTGGAAAAAGCTTCCGAAATTGACTCCATAGTGACAAGTTCTGCGTTGTACCCTGTCCTATTCGTCTGAGAAACGGTCCAAATTGGGCAACTATTCTCTTGAGCAATTCCTCGCAACTCTTCATAAATTGACTCTAAATCGTGTCGTTTTTCACCATAACTCTTTTTAGGGCTGATCAAATCAGCATAATCAACAATAATAATATCTGGTTCAATTCCACGCATCTTTAATTTAGAAAGATGATTCTTGATTGCTGTGGTAGTAATTGATTTTGTTGGGTACTCTTTTACAATCAAAGTACCCTTAATATCT